TTGTTTATGTTGTTACGAGTCAAATTGGAATGAGTTAGAATTTATTAGAAGAAGAGTGAGTAAACAAGATGACTCTGACCCTGACTTAATAAGTTATGGTGCATACAAGTCACAGCAACACCGACCACTTGATATTCAATAAGTGAGCCCTATAAAGTGTTCTTATTGTGTTAATCCCAAAGAAATTATGAACTCATCAGAAGTTTTACATGAACTTAGAGACTAAAAAGACACATGGAGAAAGCAAAACTTCGTGTTCTCTACAACTCAACAAGCAAAGTTTGACAACTTACTTGAACAGAGGAGAGATATTGTTAAGTCCTACTACAAAAATAATCTAGTCTATAAAGCCTCAGCATCTAAATAATGTATAAGGTATAATAGATAGATGAAAACTTTTCGGGAATTTATAAAAGAAGTATATGACCCTGACGTTGTAGGCAAGGCACAAATTCGTAAGCAAGGCGAAGGTGGTAGAGTAGGTCGTATGCGTAAACAATCTGAACCCGAAAAGAGAAGAATGAAAGCAGTTGGTGGTGGTAAGATGGTTCCAGCCAAAACATATAAAGATCGTAAGGATATTGGAACACAACGTAAAACATCAGACCGCCAACAACAACCCACTCAAGCAAGAGGGTCAGCAGCTCTATCGCCAAGAGAACAACAAGCAAAGGCAAGAAGAGAGAGAATGGCTGCTAGGAGTGGTGCAACTAAAGTTAAGTCAAAAGATTTGAAGAAACAGGCAGATAAATTATTAGCAACTAAAAAGAAAAAGACAGCAGACCCTAATTATAAACCACAAAAGGCATCTGGATATACTCGTGACGAGAGACACAGAATGAGAAGAGCAGCTCGCAGATTGATGAAGGATATGAGGTCTGGAAAGGAAAAACCTGCTTCAGCTTATGACCCAAGAATTAAAAACTTTGGAAAACAAACTGGTTCGAGTGCATATTCAAATGAAGGTATGCCAAGTAAAAAGAAGAAATAACTGAGCCCTATAAATTGTCCTTATAGTGTACCTGAGTGCCTTTGTATGGCACGATAGAGTAATCTATGGTACAATATAACTATATTATTGTTTTTTGATGATTGAATTAAGACCACACCAATTAAAAGCCCTTGATGCTATGAATGATTCAGATAAGGGTCAGATCATAGTTCCCACTGGTGGTGGTAAGACTATGTGTATGATTGAAGATGTCAAGAGACAGTTCAAGAGTCCAGTTAGTAAGACTATCGTAGTTGTTGCACCTCGCATCTTACTTGCTAATCAGTTATGCTCAGAGTTTTTAGAGCAGAATCTTGATGGTAACTATAATGTTGGTGTTGATGTTATTCATGTCCATAGTGGAGAGACACACTTCTATAGTACAACCAAGTCAGATAATATCAAGCAGTGGTATCACAGTAGCACTAATCATATCATTATGTTTACTACCTACCACTCACTTCACAAGATACAAGATACACTAGATGTAGAAGTAGATACAATATATTTTGATGAGTCACACAATGCAGTTCAGAAGAACTTTATTGAAGCAGTTGAGTATTATTCAATCTATGCTTCACGTTGTTACTTCTTTACAGCTACACCAAAACATTCACTTACACCTTTCAAAGTTGGTATGAATGATAGTGACATTTTTGGTCAAGTGATTTGCAATGTACCTGCACCTAAGTTAGTCAAGCAAGGTTATATTCTACCACCCAAAGTTGTTATCAATAAGATTGATCTACCTGATGATGATAGATTTGCATACGAGCATGACAGAGATTGCGTATTAGATACGATTGATGCTCAAGATGTAGATAAGATTCTGATTTGTGCAAGATCAACAAAACAGATTATCAATCTCGTTACTCATTCAACATTCGTTGTTGATCTTATATCTCGTGGTTATTCTTGGTTAATGATTACATCAAAAACTGGTGCAGTTATTGATGGCAAGAAAGTCAATCGAGAAGAGTTTTTCAATACTTTGAATAGTTGGGGTAAAGATTCCAGTAAGAGATTTGTTGTACTACATCATAGTATATTATCTGAAGGTATCAATGTCAAAGGACTTGAAGCTGCAATGTTTCTAAGAAGTATGGACTACATTACTATTAGTCAGACTATCGGTAGAGTCATTCGCAAAGGAGACGAGAGTAAGACATTCGGACTATTATGTGTGCCTGTATATGATAAGGTCGGTATATCCACATCACGCAAAGTACAGGCAGTTGTTGATACTGTATTCAACAAAGGCGAACCAGCCATTAGCGTGGTAAGAAGTTAATGAGCCCTCTAAATTGTACCTATTAGTGACAGACTATTATTATGCCAAACACACATATTGAACACCCAGAAGATTCTATTCTAAGTGGCGATCTTAGAGTTCTAAGATGGTTTACAGAAGATGGCAACATATCAGTAAAGATTGATGGTAGCCCTGCGATTGTATGGGGAACTAATCCTGCAACCAAAAAGTTTTTTGTTGGAACTAAATCTGTATTTAACAAAAAGTTAATCAAGATCAATCATTCTCACAATGAGATTGATAAGAATCATACTGGATTTGTTGCAAAGGTGCTTCATGCTTGCTTTGATAATCTACCTAAGTCAAAGAAAGTATATCAGGGAGATTTTATTGGATTTGGTGGGGATTATATCTATCGACCCAATACTATTACATATAGATTTGATAAGATAATCAAGCAAAATATTATTATTGCACCACATACATTATATCATGTGAAGCAAGATTTAAAAGATGCTATTGGAGTTCCAATACATAAACTTCCTATCAGTAGATATAAAACAAGAGTCAAATTTGTAAGACCACTTGCAGAGATACAAAATGATAATGAGTCAATCAGATCAAAATGTAATTTTGCGAGACAGATGGCCACTCTATGTGAGTTTCCAACTAAGTCAAGTGTGGTTAACAATATCAAGAAACAACTCAATGCCTGTATTCGAGAAGGACTCGAAGTTACTGATCTGATACAGGAAGGAATTGCAATTACAAACAAAGTTGATGTAAATGTTATTCGATTATGGAAGTTGATCGAGTCAATCAAACTTGAACTATTCCATTATATTCTAGTCGAGGATTCAATCGGGTGTGAGATCGCAGGCCATGATGTTGACCACGAGGGATATGTACTTGAAAACAAATTTGGTACATTCAAGATTGTAGATCGAGAAGTATTCTCATATCACAACTTTAATATATCAAAGAATAGAAAGTGAGCCCTCTAAATTGTCCTTATAGTGAAAGCATTTAATTATTATGAACAGAAAAGAATACGAATTAGTCTATGATGCTCTTAAAAACTATCATGTTTACATGGATAAAGACCAGAGACTACTAGCAGAGCAAATTTTAGATGATCTCTACTATCCTAGATCAGTTGAGGATAGATTAGATACTGACAAAACTGGTCAAGAGTTCAGAGAGGAACTAGATGAACTCGTTGCTGATGCAGAAGAAGCTCTTGCGAATGAGTCAGAAATCAAATCACTTAACTTTAGGAGTTAATTATGGCATATTGTGACATTTGTGGCAACTATGATGATGAGCATACTGATGGCGAACCATCAATGATGATCGGGAATCATTACAAACCATTACTAGATTATTTTTATAGTGCTAAAATTGTAGGAGAAGATTGGGTAGAATACAAGGATTGGTCAGATAAATTTCCAGAAACTAATTGTATGTGTCAATTATGTTTCAATGCCTATGATCGTTTAGGTAAAATCAAATGGAAAGTAAATGAGCCCTCTAAATTGTCCCCATAGTATAGAACAGAATTAAAATGAAAACAGTAACAGAAAAAAGGTACTACGTCACAACAAAGTTTGAGAAGTATGGAACTTACACTATCATGGCGAGAAGTAAGGAACACGCAATTCAAATGTGGAAAGATGGAGATTGGAATTTTGATGATTATGAAAGTGATTATGGAGAGTATAATGAAGTCATAGATGACGTTGAGGAAGAGGTATTTGCTGATACTCAACTTTCACTAGAGGGAGTATTAGTATGAAGATCGAACTCAACGAAACAGAGCAACAGTATCTAATTGATTCTATGATGTTCTATTCTACATTCATGCAGTATTTCAAGAATGATAATCGAGGTTCATATTCTCGATTGATAAAACAATATCAATACTGGTATGATAAAGATGATAGACAAAAATGTCAACAGATATTTGAAAAAGTATTAAAAGCAAATTGAGCCCTCTAAATTGTCCCATTATTGAACACATTATTATTATGAGAAAAGTTTCACTTAAATTTATTGTTGACCAACTTGGAGAATTAGGTTGGGATTATTCTTGCGGAAGAATGTCAAGATCAGGTATGGAAATCTATGATGGTATCATGCGTCACGTTGGTGTCATAAAACCATATGAGCATTGGAATGAAGATTGTTACAAAGATGCTAACGGAGATTGGTAATTATGAAGGAAGAACTTTACACAATTCAACTGACTCGCAGAGAGTTAGGATTAATCAAACATTACTCACGTTTACTATTCACTAACATAGATGATGATGTAACAACTGATGGTGGTTCATGTACTGGTAGTTTCCCAATCGAAAAAGATTGGTTCGGTAAAGATGCAATTAGAAATCTCTATCGTAAGGCCAAAACTATTACAGACACTCATTATAATAATGATGAAGAACTACGACTAGATGAAAGTTTACGATATTCAACAAACTTGAGATCTACATGGCCTTGGTTGAAGTGAGCCCTCTAAATTGTACTTTTAGTAAGAACTGAATTATTATGACAAACAGAAATAGTGACGCTCTCAATGAGCAAATACTAGAAAATTTGACAGAAGAGCAACTACAGGAACTTAAGGACTTGTATGTTGAGAGACTTGTTGACAACATGAGTACAAAAGATTTAGTTCGCTATGTCTTTGATGATATGACAGATTATGTTGATAAGCAATCGCCAGTTGAGTTTTTTGATGATAACAGGACAGGTG